GTTAATGTCTTCGTAATCTAATTCCATAATGATTCAAACTCTAATTCAGGGGCTTTAGTCATAAGCGCTGGCAATTCCTCACCCATAGCTAGGCAGTCAGCCATACCGGGAGACTCGATTTGATACTTGTCTTTCATTTCTTTCTTACTCATTAGCTGTATTTTCCCAGCCCCGTTAGGCTTTCTTGGTAGCCTGCAAACCTCGGCTCGTAACTTGCTTAGCAATTCAATATCTGAGCTAATACTTATAATTGTGTCAGGGTCAGTGTATTTACCATTAACCACCGCCTCATAAGTGTTATAAAATCTCTGCGCCAATTTAGTGTAATACTGTGAGCGTTTATTAAAGAACATATCGGCGTTAGATTTTGGCTTATCTTTTGTGCCTAACGCGTGAAGTCCGGCATATTTAGCCTTCTTGTCTTCAACCTCGTTACTGCCTCGATACATTCTAAGCTCACACTTAATGCCCTTGAATGATGTGGCTATTTGTTCACGCAATAACGCACCCATACCGTCACCATCCCATACAAATAAGTCTGTGTTGGCTTGTATAGCTCTTGATGTAGCCATATCACAAGCAATATTACCATTGGCCGCTACAAGCTCTGTTACATCCTCATAGAGTATTCCCTTGCGCTGAGCGTAGCCTTTGGAGTCTCCGCCTTGGTCTGCTGGGTCAAAGCTCGCGACTGTTGCGCCTGCTGGCGTTATACCAAGCTTAATATGAGCATCAATAGCAGCATCAAACCATGCCTTCTTAATAATGGCGTTATCTACCGTATCGTTATACTGACCACCCCATATGTGATCGTATTCGTCATCACTTAGATTGGCTTTATCATCTGCCCTTTCCTGCTCCAGTTCAGGCGGGAACCACGGGTTGTCAGAATGATTGACCTCTACTACCATTATCAAGTCATCCTCGTAATAGCCTGTTCGTGCCAGCTCCTCTTCTGCCCGACTTAGATACTTCTTGGCCACTGCATCTTCAGAACTTCCACGGTTCATTGTGATCCAAATCTCTGGCGCTTCACCTTCACTGCCTGCGCTACTCCTGATTGATGGCGTTAGAACCTTTAAACTCTTTGCGGATATTGACTCACCCTCTTCAATCCATAAACGATTGACACCAGCTAATGACTTAATGCTGGTTATGTTTCTGGCTAGACCTTTGTAAAATATCTCACCGCCTGCCGCTGAACATATATTGTTATTTGTTGTTACTATTCCCTCAACGCCCAGTCTGTCAATCTCTTGCTTTAAGCTTTCATGTACTGAGTCATCAATGGTATTTTGAAACTCCCTAGTGCAGCATATTCTCTCGCCTGAGTCGCATAGCATTAACATGACATCACCAACACCGATTGATTTAGCCGAGCCTCGACCGCCTACTGCAATCTTAATACGCTTAGGCTTGCTAAGTAACCATGCTATTTTATCTGTGATGCGGAGGTCTATGTTAGCCACGCGGCAGCCTAAAGCAATTAACCAAAACCCCTTTATCTACAAGAATGACAGTATCTTTATATCTTAATTTAAACGAATCCGCAGGGGTGATAAATTCCTTTGCGTAAATCTCTATTCTTTTTAAGAATGCATCCAAATCCCTATATCTAGATGAGAGGCTGAGGGTAAATCTGAGTCTAAATCTATCGCTACATGGAATCATGTTACTCACTCCTTATTAGTTGTTACTGGATTAATAACCCAAGTGTTAAGAGCTTTTCCGCCCGTCGTCACATCAGTCTCAACTTTATCAGTGTACCCGTGCTTAGTTAACATTAGCTTTGTGATAGATGCGTTAAAGTCATTTGTAAGGCCATTACAAACTAACTTTTGCTCTTGTAAAGCGCTAACTGTATCAACGATGTCCTTAAACTGGGCGTTTCCTTCCTCTATCCACCGGTAACAAGTTGACTTTGCAATGCCGATGTGTAGACATAAACCGACCACTGAGTGTACCACGTCAGGGCAATTATCAATGTAGTCCTGAGCATTTTGTAGTAGCTCATCATTATAGTCTGTAGGTCTACCGCCTGCCATTAGGTCACCGCGCAAACTTCAAAGATTGTTAACGCACCATCAATACTAGGTGGTGCTAACTCTCCCGCGCCTAGCGCTGTTCTTAGTACGTGATCGAAATCTCCACTAAAAGAGATATCCGTTTCTTGTGTTGTTAATATCAAGTCAGTGCCCACTACAGCGAGCCCAGCACCTAACGATGCGCTGAATAAAACATCGCATGTATCTTTAGTGTATATCCTATACTCAGCTTCAACATAAGTCGTCGGGTCAACCTCGACCGTTCTAGTGTCGTCTGTGTAAACAGTTAGGGGTATCTCTTGGTATGAGTTTCCCCACATAAAATCTGTAGTAGTACAAGTCATAACATTAAACCACCGTAATAGTTGAACTGCCTGAAGCGTTGACAGCATAATCAAAGTCATTATTCACAACGTCAATGGGTGTGTATGTTGGGGCGTCAGCCGTTAGGTCTATCGCTTTATACAAATCACCCGTAGCTGTATGCTTAATTAATGCGGTTCTGATTGTTGCCGGGTTGCTTGCGTCTTTTAAAATAGTCGCTAAGTCAGCAAAATCAAACTTACCTACCGCCGCCGCCCTTGTCCATGTCACACTTGTTAGTGTTGTCGCCGCAACGAAATTGCCGCCCGTTAACGGAGTGAAGCCGCTAATGTTTGGGTTCGTCGCATCCTCGTCAACTGCCGCATAGGTATCAGCCACAAAGCCAATTGCAAAAGCATCAGCCCCTAAGTCGTATGTACCATCGCCTAATTTAAGCATGAAATCGTTAAATACTTTACTGTCACCGGCTGCCATTATTTTGACACTCCACTAAATGTTGATGTTTTAATTATACCAGAAAAATCCGGTGCTTGTTTAATTGTACCGCTAAACGTGCTAGAGACGCTAGTACCTGTGAATGTAACTTGCTGAGGCGCCACACCGTAAAAGATATTCGAGTAGTCTTTTGCTCCTACCTGTATAGCTGGTCGATAAGTCCTAAAGTCTAAATTCGTTAAGCTTTCCGTTACCGTTATAGTGCCGCTAAATGTAATGGTTGGGTTAAAAGTATCTAGCGTTAATGCTGTAGTGGTTTCAGTTACTAATATCGTGTCGGGTGGTGTTAGCGTTACCGTTGGGGCGAAGGTATTAAAGTTTAAGTTTGTTAATGACTCAGTGACCGTTATCGTCGCAGTTAATGTAATTACCGGGTCAAGTGCCGCAAAATTTATATTCGTCAGGCTTTCGGTTATTGAAACAACGCCAGTAAGTCCAATTGTAGGGTTTAAGCTATCTAAGGTTAAAGTTGTTAGCGACTCAGTAACACTTATAGCCCCACCGCCACCCGGTACAAATACCGCACCCTCTGTCCAGAATGCTGCGGGGTCGTTTTGGTTGTCGTATCCAGACGCTGCAAAATCTGAATTACGCGCGGTTAGCGATAACGTTAAATGCGCCAACTCTCCTGAAAAATAATTCCCGGGGCTTGAGTCATCAAAACGGCCATACGTTAGCCTATTCATCGTTCGTGTGGCTGTGTCGGTTACAGTGTTTGTGGCGCTATTCCCGCCATCAAGGTATACTGTCCTGCTTGACGCTGTAGTAAAATCACCCTCGTACCGCTGCCATGTTCCGGCTGTCGGGGCGGCTGTGGCTGTGGCTATTGTCTCCCCAAAATTAGATTGGAACCTGTCTAGTACGTTTAGGTCTCCGGAGTTCAAGTATACGGTTGTTAAAAAGTTACTAGACGCGCTGTTAAACACCCCTAAAGCCGAACCACTCAATGGCGCATCAGGCTTTGCCCACGCTGAAAAATACAGCGGGAAACCTGCCGTTAATCCGATGCTGACAGTCGTTCTGCCGTATTGAGTAGAGCCATCAAGTGATACTGAATTACCACCCCACGGATCTGTACCTACTGTTGGAGACCCTGCCCGACTTATGCCGTAGTTTCCGGTTGAGTCGGTTACTCCATCATGGGATACGTATTCAAAATCAACCCAAACCGCATTCCTACCAAATGCAGCGCCTACCGCTGGCTGGCTTTCTCCGGCCTTATTCCAGAATGCATAAACCTCCCTTGTCCCGCTAGCGTATGTTGGAAATCTAACCCACGCGACAAATTCAGTGTTTGCAGGTGTTGCGCTGGTAACACAAGTAACAATTTCACAAGGTAATTGATTTACACCATCAATATCAGTACTAAACCGCCAATCCCCACCACCGTTCAGGCAAGACAAAGCACCTGCGTCTAGCGCTGCAACTTCTAAATTGTCTTTAGTTATTACAGCGGTAAAGCCGGTTAATGACGAGCCGGGAGATAGGCCAGTTAATAACCGACCTTGCCCCCAATCTGAAGCGGTAAAAGCCATTTATAAAAGCTCGGATGAAACCTGTGAAACATCAATAGAATGCTTTGCTATCATTTCATCAACAGTAATTGCCCCATTCATGACGGAAACTAAATCATTAAGCTTGTCTTGTACTTCTGCAAATGCCGTAGCAACTGGAACGACCTCTGCGCCAACAACATCTATAAATTCAGGATCGATATTAGAATCTGGGTTCTTATGTATGTACGCCTGTTGCTTTAGTGCGACAAGTGCTTGAGCATTTAGCTGACTAATGCACTGTGAAACCTGCTTAGCGGTTTGCTTTCGCTGGTCGTTTAGGTTTTGGAATTTAGTTTGAGAAATTGAGGACATTATTTTAACCCTTTAATAATTTCAAACTATTATACCACCCCTGCAATTACATTTCTATGAAGCAAATACAAGCG